AGCCAAAACAGGCACAGGTAGGAACAACAAATAATAATTTGTTTATTGGTTCTACTACTGATCTGCAGAGGTTCTTGCAGACACAATCTGATAATGTAATTGACATGACGCCTCGATTAGATGATAAATGAAAAAGAAAGCTATCTCGGCAATATTAATGTAAAACGAGATGGCGTCGTTCAAGAGTGGACGAAAAACCAGATAATAGAATATCAAAAGTGTATGCAAAGTCCTGGTTACTTTGCTAAGACTTACTGTAAAATTATTTCATTAGATGAAGGTCTAGTACCTTTTAATCTATATCCATACCAAGAAAGAATGTTCGAGCATTTCAATGAGCATAGGTTTAGCATTGTTCTCGCCTGTAGGCAATCGGGAAAGTCAATATCCTCCGTCGTCTACCTACTATGGTACGCGGTATTCCACCCGGAAAAAACGATCGCGGTTCTCGCGAATAAAGGCGCTACTGCAAGAGAAATGCTTGCAAGGGTTACGTTGGCTTTGGAAAATCTTCCGTTCTTTCTTCAGCCTGGTTGTAAAGCCCTTAATAAAGGTTCTATTGAGTTCAGTAATAATTCTCGGATTATTGCTGCTGCTACTAGTGGATCTTCTATTCGGGGTATGTCTGTTAACCTCCTTTACCTAGACGAATTTGCTTTCGTAGAACGTGCAGCAGAATTCTATACCTCAACATATCCAGTAGTATCGGCAGGTAAAGATACAAAGGTTATCATTACCTCTACGGCTAATGGCATTGGTAATCAATTCTATAAAATATGGGAAGGCGCAACTCAGAATATAAACGAGTTTAAGGCATTCCGTGTTGATTGGTGGGATGTTCCAGGTCGAGATAAAGAATGGAAAAAACAAACTGTAGCAAATACTTCTCAGCTTCAGTTTGATCAGGAATTTGGTAATACATTTTTTGGGACAGGTGATACACTTATTAATGCAGAAACATTAATGAGCTTTAGGGCAAAGCCACCAATACATGTAGATGGTGATTTATATGTTTATAAAGAACCAAATAAAAATCACGAATATATTGTTACAGTTGATGTTTCAAGGGGAAGAGGACAGGATTATAGTACATTTAATGTGATCGATATTAGCAGTAGGCCTTTTGAACAGGTTGCTGTATATCGCAATAACCTTATCTCTCCTATACTCTTCCCAAACATTATTTATAAGTATGCGAAAGTCTATAATGATGCATATGTTGTAATAGAATCAAATGATCAAGGTGCAGTTGTTTGTAATGGATTATATCATGATCTAGAATATGAAAATATGCATGTCGAATCTACTGTAAAATCAAATGCCCTTGGTATCGAAATGAGTAGAAAAGTAAAAAGACTTGGATGTTCATCAATTAAGGATATACTAGAAAATAATAAACTACAGATTGTAGATGAAAATACTATTTTAGAAATTAGTACGTTTACCGCTAGAGGACAATCGTATGAAGCGGCCGAAGGTAACCATGATGATTTAATGATGAATCTAGTTATGTTTGGATATTTCGTTTCTACAAGCTTTTTTGCAAATCTAACTGATATTAATATAAAACAAATGTTATTTGAGCAGAAAATGAAAGAAATTGAAGATGATGTTTTACCATTTGGCTTTATTGATGACGGTCACGAACATATGGAACGCATTGAACAGTCGGAACGAGGTGGTTGGGCCATTGAATATGATGCGGATCTCTAAAATGACTATTCTTATAAATAGAAGTATTGAAACTCCGTATTATGAATTATAAGCTTATAATTTAACTCAAAGGAAAGAGTCATGGCATTATTTACACCTTCAGCCTCTCCGGCTATTACAGTCAAGGAGATTGATCTTACTGGTGTAGTGCCTAACGTAACAACTAGCACCGGTGCATTCGTTGGTGAATTCAAATGGGGACCAATTAATTCTCCAATTTTGGTTTCAAACGAAGCAGGTCTAGTAGAAGCATTTGGTACACCAGATAGTGATAATACAGTAGAATGGCATTCTGCTGCATATTTTTTAAGATATGGCGACGCTCTTTATATTGTTCGTGGCGAGAACAATACGGGCGATTTACCTGTAAACGCTTACGATGCTTCGGCAGCTGTAGGTATTCAGGATTCGGCAGATTACGCAATCCCTTCAGCTTCACGTCCACTTGTAAAGACTGAAGACGATTGGGATAATCAAAAAACAAATTTAGCTAGTACTTCATTCACTAGTGATCTGGATTCATCTACAGTAAGTCTCAACCACACATTTTTGGCAAAATGGCCAGGTGAAATCGGTAGCTCACTTTCAGTACACTTCTTAGGTGCTGATTCAGCTTCTGATACTACAGCATTTGATGCTTGGACATATCGTACAAGCTTTGATGCTGCACCTAAGACTAGCTCATATGCCTCTGATCGTGGAGCAAGTAACGATGAAATGCACGTAGCAGTTGTTGATGAAGACGGTTTATTCTCAGGAACAAGAGGAACAATCCTGGAAACATTCCCGTATCTTTCAATTGCTAAAAATGCAACAAACGCAGATGGTTCAACGAACTATATGCCAGATGTGATTAACAATGCTTCCAAATATATTTGGATGGCAGGATTTGGTCCAGCACTAACAAGTAACGGTAGAAACTTCTCTTACCTGGCAGGTACAAATGCAGATTCTGCAGACGACTTTACCTTCCCAGGCGGTCCAGTAGCTCAATCAGTATCACTCATTAATGGTAGAGATACAACAGCACTTGATGCTGGTGATTATGCAACTGGTTTCGATCAATTTGAAGATACAGAAACTATCACAGTTGATATGCTTATTGCACCAGGTATGAATGCACGAGCAGATCAAACAACTGTTGTTAACGATCTGATATCGATTGCAGGCACAACCAGAAAAGATTGTGTTGTAGTTGCTTCTCCAGCTCGTTCAGATATTATTAATAACGCAACACCAGTTGCTGAAAGTATTACAACAGCTGATACGTTTACCAATTCTTCATATCTGATTGTAGACAATAACTACCTAAAGGTATATGATAAGTATAACGATCAGTATATCAAGATTCCAGCTTCTTCTTCAACTGCAGGTCTGTTAGCAAATACAGATTTTGTTGCAGCTCCTTGGTTCTCACCAGCAGGTTCAAGAAGAGGTCAATATCTCGGTATTACTGCATTGGCTTATTCACCAAATAAATCAGAAAGAGATCAGCTTTACAGAGCAGGAATTAATCCAATTGCTAATATTCCTGGTCAGGGTGTTCTTCTCTTCGGTGATAAGACAAAGCTTGCTCGCCCAAGCGCATTCGATCGTATTAACGTACGTCGTCTGTTCCTTGGTATCGAAAGAGCAATTGCAATTGCAGCTCGTAACGTGATGTTTGAATTCAACGACGAATTCACTCGCGCCGAGTTTAAAAACGTAATTGAACCTTTCTTAAGAGAGATTCAAGGTAGACGTGGTATTACTGACTTCCGTGTCGTTTGTGACGAAACAAACAACACTGCAGAAGTGGTAGATCGCAACGAATTCATCGCAAACATCTTCATTAAACCGGCACGTTCAATTAACTACGTAACACTAAATTTCGTAGCAGTTAGAACCGGCGTCGACTTTGAAGAAGTTGTTGGCACAGTTTAATTTGGAGGAGATTAAAAAATGGCTATTTTAGGCGTAGATGATTTCAAATCCAAATTAAGAGGTGGCGGTGCACGTCCTAATCTATTTAAGGCAACAATTAACTTTCCAGGTTATGCTGCTGGTGACGTAGAACTTACATCGTTCCTTTGTGAAGCTGCACAGCTTCCTGGTTCGATTATGGGTACGATCATCATTCCATTCCGTGGTAGGCAGTTAAAAATTGCTGGTGATAGAACATTTGACACATGGGTGCCAACCATTATCAACGATACAGACTTCAGCGTCCGTAATGCTATGGAACGTTGGATGAATGGTATTAACTCGCATTCTGCCAATACTGGCTTGACTGCACCAGTTGATTACCAGGCTGATCTTATCGTAGAACAACTCGATAAAGATGAAACAGTTCTAAAGACATACAACTTCCGCGGTTGTTTTCCGACGAACATTTCGCCAATCGATTTGAACTACGGTGATAATGACAACATCGAAAGATTCCAGGTTGAGTTCCAAATTCAATACTGGGAATCAAATACCACGTCTTAATTAAGATAATATATAAAAGGATGGGCGGGATTCTTCGCCCATCCCTACAGTTTAATAGAAAAGAAATATATAATGGGTGACGACGTCTTAGATAAGATAATTCAAAGCTTTAATGGTTTTCAAGAATTTAAGACGGTTTATGATATAGGAGCACACAAAGGGATCTTTACAAAAAAATATTTTGCTAAATTACCACGTGCCAGTTTTTATTGTTTTGAAGCTAATAAAGATAGGCCTAGTACAATTAGGAATCATGAGTGGTTTCGAGTCGTACTTTCAAACGAGGATGATAAAATAGTAGATTTTTATGAAAAAAAGACCGGATATAATACAGGTGATTCTTATTATAAACAGAAAACAGCTTACGATAATATAAAACCAACGCGATTAAGTACTAAAACCCTTAATACTATGATAAAGGAAAACGATATACCTTTACCCGATTTTATTAAGATAGATACTCAAGGATCTGAATTAGATATTTTATCAGCAGCGGGTGACGCACTTAAAAGTTGTAAGTTAATATTATGTGAAATACCAGCTAAAGGTGTAACATATAACTTTGGAGCACCGAGCCACGAGGAATATATGAACTTTTTTGAAATGATAGGATTTAAAAATCATAGAATTTTTAAAGATCTTTATACGAAAAAAGAACTAACTCAACATGACGTGGTATATTATAAATGAGGAGAAATAAGTAATGGCTGAACGAAACGGGCTAACGCTATTTGGCTTTGAAATCAAAAGAGCTAAAAAGCAAGAAGTAGATGATAAAAATTTAAAGTCTATTGTACCGTCAGTTGATACAGAAGGTGCTGGTTATGTAACGGCATCTGGATCACATTATGGTCAATATTTAGATATTGATGGTGATAAATCAAAAGATAATGCTACGCTGATTCAAAAATATCGTGGTGTTGCAATGCATCCTGAAGTTGATGCCGCTATTGAAGATATTATTAACGAAATGATTGTTGCTCAAGACGATGATCCTATAACTGTTAATATGGATAATGTTAAAGTATCCGAGGGTATTAAAAATAAAATTTCAGAAGAATTTAACAGTGTACTTTATATGCTTAAGTTTAGAGACTTAGGTCATGATATTGCTAGATCATGGTATGTTGATGGAAGATTAAATTATCATTTGGTAATAAATGAAGAAAGCCCTAAACTAGGGATTCAGGATATACGTCCTATTGATTCTGCTAAGATACGTAAAGTAAAAGAGATCAAAACAAAGAAAGATCCTATTACTGGCGCAAAGATTATTGAAAAGCAGAACGAATATTACATTTATCAAGAAAAGCCCGGGCAAATGAATTCCGGTGTAAAACTTACAAAGGATTCAGTTGTATATTGTACATCTGGTCTTATGGATGCTACAAAAAGACACGTTGTTTTATATCTTCATAAAGCTTTAAAACCAATTAATCAATTGCGTATGATGGAAGATTCGCTTGTCATTTACAGACTTGCTCGTGCTCCAGAACGCAGAATATTTTATATTGATGTTGGTAACCTGCCAAAGGGTAAAGCTGAAGAATATATGAAAGGTATTATGGCTAAGTACCGTAATAAATTAGTATATGATGCACGTACCGGTGATATTAGAGATGATCGTAAGCATATGTCAATGCTTGAAGATTTCTGGTTACCAAGACGTGAAGGTGGTAGAGGTACAGAAATTAGTACATTACCGGGCGGTGAAAACCTAGGTCAGATCGACGATATCATTTATTTCCAAAAAAGATTATACCGTTCATTAAATGTTCCTATCAATCGATTAGAACAAGAAGCACAGTTTAGTCTTGGTAGATCTACAGAAATTTCACGTGACGAACTGAAATTCCAAAAGTTTATTGACCGTCTTCGTCAAAGATTTTCTACCCTCTTTAGAGAGATTCTAAGAAAACAACTTATACTTAAAGGTATTATTACAGAAGAAGACTGGGATGAATGGTCAAATAAAATCTATTTTGATTTTGCAAGAGATAACCATTTTACAGAATTAAAAGATGCAGAAATTCTTAGAGAAAGATTACAAACCCTTGATCAGATTTCGAATTATACAGGGGAAGATGGATATTTCTCTAAAGAATGGGTTATGAAAAATGTCCTAATGTTTTCTGATGATGACATCAAAAATATAGGACAACAAAAAGATGAAGAGCCTGAACCAGAACAGGATCAGGAACAAAAGCCAGAACAGGAGCAATAGAATGGCAGATGATGATATGAGATTAGCAATTGGTGATATGATTGATTACTCAGCAAACGGCGATTTTAATAAAGCAAATAATATTTTTAATGATCTGATTGCAGGTAGAGTTCAAACAGCTTTCGATCAAGAAAAAATTGCGATAGCTAATTCCGTTTATAATGGTGGTGAAGAAGATCAGCTAGATCTACCACTAGAAGATGATGAAGAATATTCTGATGAAGAACTCGATGCTGCTGCCCAAGATGCAACAGAAGAAGACGAAGAAGAATATTCTGAAGATGAAGACGAATCAGAGGAAAATTAATTCTTTTTAAAATTTTAATTTATATAAATAATTACATGTAAAGGGAAAAGTCTTTACATTGTAGAATTATTTCGAGGCGCAAAGATATG